ACTAAGCACCAATTCTTATTATGAACACCGATGAATTACAGTCCTATCATGCACAACAAATAAAGGAATATAGGGACGCAAAGTATAAACAAGATGAGAAGGATAAGCAGTATTGTTATAAACCTTACCGTACAATTCACAACTACTAATTGATAATGAACACAACTATTCGCTATTGGTTTCCTGATACTATTAAGTGCAAATATATGAGTTTTAAATCATACTCAAAAGCACTAAACGCAATTGAATTGTTTAAACAAATTGACGTTAAATCAGAGGTAGTAATTGCTAATCAGTAAGGGTAATTAGATAGACTAAGTATTACTCACTCAACCCCTTAGTTTTCCACAACTAGGGGGTATTTCTGTGGAAAACTATTACTTAGTGAGTGTAATATGCTTTAAAATGAATTAAAAATGGTCTAATAAATAGGGGTGCTTAATTAACATCTTTTCCACAAGTATGTTGAAAAGTATAAAGAATAGAGTGGAATACGTGTGGAATTGTTGTTAATAACTGTGGATAATATGTGGAATTAATGTTAGTTTTTATAGTGATCTTACCGAGCAGAGTATAACACGAACTCGGTTTAATTGTCAAACCCTCGTTTATATTTTGTAGGGTTATTACAATTATTAAAATATCAACATTTCGTTATAAATACAGTACAATTATTGACAGTTTTCCACAGATATATTATAATACAAGTATTAACCTAGTAGGTCTAATCTCATGGCAGTTTCTAACTATTACGGTACTAAGAATAAGTATAGAATAACACTTGAATTAGACGTGCTGGATGACTTCAACCCACGGCAAATTAACTGGAGGAAAGTATTACAAATTGAAGAGAATGAAGACCTTGAGTGTTACATAGAGGACATAGATTCTCCTCTGGATTATTATAACTGAAGCGAGTAAAGTGTCCTTATAATGTATAGGGAACACTCCCACACAGTTACTAACATTTAAGATGGCAAATTCAGTTCGCCCAGTATCACAAACCTTTGCAGAATTCTTGCTAGATAATGCAAACAATGGTGATGAAATCTTGGCAGTCCTCGATGATATTGTAGAGGTGGAAGATACTGCCTTATAAGTATCACAAACCACATTACACAGTTCTTATTACTTAACTGTGCAAATATGTTAGGGGTTTATGTTACATAGTGGTTACACAGTTGTTGACATAAACTCTGACATATTGTAGGATGGTTTATGACAGTCTCGGACAGGTATTTGCCCCCTTGTGTGTTATTGCCGATGCGGGCGTTGCCGTTTATAAAAAAGCGAAAGTCCCTAACCTACAGACGTGACAGATCGAGTTGTATATAAAAAAATCCCGAAAAAATTTTTTGACCTCATTAGGTTTCATATATAAAAAAATCCCCAGATAAAAATGCCTCTAGAAGATGATATAATTACATACCATATCTACGTGAAGGATCGGTGTATATACCATAATTTAAAGCAAGAGGAGTTTGAGGAGACATGGGAGTTATTGAATGTAATGGTAGGTATGCTCAAGACAGATTATACAGAAGACGACCTGAGTTATGAGAAGGCGGCACCCACAGTAGGTGTCGGAGGACCAGTAAGAATTGAAAAGAAGATAGAAGGTGATGACTCATATTAAATGGTAGAGACTGTAATGAAATTTGGTTCTCCCATATGGAGGACATATAATGAATTACCAAGAGGTGCCTATGAGTGGGCATTAGACTATCAGGAAGATAACGACAACAAAACAAGATCAAATAGGGGAGGGTATCAGAGTGTTGCACAGACCTTTGACTACCTTCCTTTACCTTTTAAGAAACATATATTAAACTCATTTGAATTCAAAGATAAACTGAGACCAGCAAACTGGTGGTTAAATGTAAATGAGAAAGGAGACTTTAACTTTCAGCATACACATCCAAAGTGTGATCTATCAGGTATATGGTATATTACTGATAATGATAATACCTTAGTATTCATAGATCCTTTACAGCATAGTCGAAGTAATCTGTATCTTGCATTTCCAGAGTTGGATATAGGTGAAGGTGTATATGTAAATGCAAAAGCAGGAGAAGTACTTATATTTCCATCAGATCTACCACACTATGTTGAACCTCATCCATTAGATAGTAAACGTATTTCGGTTTCCTTCAATATGCATTTAATTTATTGACAGATATATAATACCGATGTATAATTGAAATGAAGGTAACTTAAAGGTTATGGCAAAAGGATTTACTGTTAAAGCAAAAGCACCAAAGAAGGAAGAAGCCAAATGGGATATTCCTGCAATTAAAGAAAGATGGAAAGGAAAGACTATAGTATTTTGTTTACCAGGTAGAGGTTGTTCATATACCTTTTTAAAGAATTTTGTACAATTGTCTTTTGACATGGTACAGACTGGAATGAGTATTCAGATAAGTCAAGATTATTCATCTATGGTAAACTTTGCACGTTGTAAAGTACTAGGTGCAAATGTTCTACGTGGTGCAGAGCAAAAGCCTTGGGATGGTAAGTTACAGTATGATTATCAGTTATGGATTGATAATGATATTGTTTTTAATGTAGAGAAGTTCTGGCAACTTGCTGATCTAGCAATTCCTGCGGAAGGTGAAGAGAAGAAGATCGCAGCAGGCTGGTATGCTACAGAGGATGGACATACTACCTCAGTTGCACATTGGTTAGAAGAGGATGACTTCCGTAAGAACGGCGGAGTTATGAATCACGAGACTGTTGAATCTATGGGCAAACGCAACAAGCCTTTCACAGTTGATTATACAGGTTTTGGATGGGTGTTGATTAAGAAGGGAGTATTTGAAGATATGGAATATCCTTGGTTTGCACCTAAGATGCAAATCTTTGAGTCAGGTGCAGTTCAGGATATGTGTGGTGAGGACGTGTCTTTCTGCCTTGACGCAAAGGAAATGGGTATTGAGACATGGTGTGACCCTCGCATACGTGTAGGACATGAAAAGACAAGGGTTATTTAAGATGTCCGTGAATACTCAACTTCAAACCGAAGAGTTATGGGATTTATCCGCAGAGATACTCACCGAACTTTCTCGTAGGGATGGAGTTTCTTATAGAGTTAAAGCAACCGACGAATCAGTACAACGTAAATTGGAGGAAATTAACTAATGCCAATGCTATCAGTGACGAAAGATGGGAATTACAAGATCCCTCGTCCGAAAAAAACTCGTCAAGGCCGCTCGGCTCGTACACTACTATCCGCAACTTCTCGCAACAAAGCCAAAAAACCGTATCGAGGACAAGGAAAATAATGAAGGAGGGTTAAGTCCCTCCTTTTTTTATGTTAAATAGTAAAAAGATACCAAAATTATGGAAAATTCCAAGAAAAAAATGCTAAGAGAGGTTAATAATGACCGTCTTACACCAAAAAAACGTGATGATTTAGTTCAAAGTGAGATTTTTGGGGATTTTGAGGAAGATGGATTAGATTATGAAGTGGATGCGTTGACTCTTTCAGAATAAGAGTAAACAATCCTTAATAAATAAACAATAATCGCTGTATTAGTGTGCCTTTAGAACGGGTTAGTCAAGGATTTAAAGACCTTAGTATGACATTTCAGTCCAATCCACTGAATGATGACTTGATTGCGCTTAAAAATGCAAATGCTATAGCACGTTCTGTAAGGAATATTGTTTTTACTTTGCCTGGAGAGAAGTTTTTTGAACCAACCTTTGGTTCTAGAATAACTGAATCACTATTTGAGAACATAGATGATATCACAGCATCCATTATTATTGATGAAATACGTGAATCTATTGAAAATTTTGAACCAAGAGTGCAATTAGTAGACGTAAAAGCATTCCCAGACTTTGAAAACAATGGTTTTGACGTAACTATCATATATGAAATCATCGGAATTGAGATTCCAGCACAAGAATTACAATTTGTATTGCAGTCAAGTAGGTAAAAATGCCATTAGCTAACTTTTCTAACTTGGATTTTGACCAAGTTAAGACAACCTTACAAGAATATCTAAAATCGAACTCTAATTTTACCGATTATGACTTCGAGGGATCTAACCTTTCGACGCTTTTAGACGTTCTGGCATACAATACTTACATTACTTCTTATAATGCTAACATGATCACTAATGAAGTGTTCATCGATACTGCAACTTTAAGAGAAAATATAGTTTCGTTAGCAAGAAATATAGGTTATGTACCCCGTCCAAGACAATCAGCAAGGGCAACTGTATCATTTTTCGTAAATACGAGTGGAATTACACCTTCACCTGCTACACTAACCCTTAAGAAAGGTCCTGTGGCAGCATCATCATCTGCTTTTGGTGGTCAATCCTTTATTTTTTCAATTTTAAGTGATATTACGGTTCCAGTTTTTAACGGAATTGCAGAATTTAACGATGTTGAGGTTTTTGAAGGTACACTTTTGACACAAACCTTTACATTTTCATCAAGAATTCCAAATCAGAAGTTTATTTTACCAAATATTGGAGTTGACACAGATTTAATTACTGTTTCTGTACGTCCAAACGAAGCATCTACGACAGAAACCAAATATAGCGTTCAAAATAGTCTATTTGACGTAAATTCTGACTCCAAAGTTTATTATTTACAAGAAATTGAAGATGAAAGATATCAAATATTCTTCGGAGATGGAATTTTTGGAAAAGAACTTGAAGATGGAAACTTTATAACCATAAATTACATCACTTCTGCTGGTGATGCTGCAAATGGACTCAGTTCTTTCAATTTTTCAGGTAGAATTCAGTATACTCGTAATGCTCAGACGTTTACTATCAATTCTGGCATCTCTTTAATGACTACTGGACTCTCTGCATCGGGTGGAGAGACAATTGAGTCAGTAGAATCAGTCAGAAAGTTTGCTCCAAGGATTTATTCGTCTCAAAATAGAGCAGTAACGGCAAATGACTATGAATCTTTGATTCCATCAAGAATTTATCCTGAAACTGAGTCAATTTCCGTTTTTGGAGGAGAAGATTTAATACCTCCTCAGTTTGGAAAGGTCTTTATTAGTATAAAACCCAGAACTGGTGACTTTTTACCAAATTTGATCAAAGAGAAGATAAAATTAAAGTTAAAGAAGTTTGCTGTAGCAGGAATTGTACCAGAAATACTCGATTTGAAGTATTTGTATATTGAAGTTGACTCAAAAGTCTATTTTAACACTAATCTTGCTCCCGATGCTGCATTTGTTTCTACATTAGTTCAAAATAATACAGAAAAATATGCTGAATCTTCAGAAATGAACAAATATGGTGCTAGATTCAAATATAGTAAGTTTTTAAATATAATTGACCAAAGTAATGAAGCAATAACTTCTAATATTACGAAGATTTTTATAAGAAGAGATATAAGAGCAGTTTTAAATGCTTTTGCAGAGTATCAAATTGGTTTTGGTAACGAATTCTATATTAAGAGCATGAGTGGATATAATATTAAATCATCTGCTTTTAGAATAGCAGGTGTTATGGATGATGTTTATATTTCTGACATACCAAACACAAATAAAATAACTGGATCATTATTCCTGTTCAGTCTTCCTTCTTTAGAGTCACAATCTCCTACAATCATCAAAAGAAACGTAGGAACGATTGATTATAAGAATGGAGTTATCACAATTAACCCAATTAACATTCAATCTGGAATGACTAAGGATGGACAGACAATTATTGAGATTTCAGTATGTCCTCTCTCTAATGATGTCATCGGATTACAGGATCTTTATTTACAACTAGATATAAGTAATAGTACGTTTGAAACTGTGGTTGATGAAATCGCTTCTGGATTAGATCCATCTGGTTCAAACTATATTACCTCTTCAAGTTATGCCAACGGCAACTTAGTTCGTGCAGGTGGTCGAAATACTGATGTAGCAACAACTTCTACATCTTCTCCAGTTCCTAGCACTAGTGGTGGTGGTGCAACCACTCCAACATCTTTCACAGGCACATCTACTGCTTCATCCTACTAAGAATAGACATATCCAATGACAACAAAAAGAGTTAAGTTTAGCAACATAGTTCAGAACCAGCTTCCTGGATATGTGAAGTCCGATTATCCTTTAGTCGCAGAGTTTTTAAAATCCTATTATCAGGGACAGGAATATCAAGGTGGTCCACTTGACTTAGTTAATAATATTGATCAATATGTAAAAGTAGATAATCTTACAAATCTTACATATTCTGTAGGATTGGGTGCAACCGTTGGAATTGCTAGTGATGCAATTGATATTGATATGCAGAACTTCCCAACAGGAACTTTGGGATTTCCAGATTCTTATGGACTATTAAAGATTAATGATGAGATTATAACATATACTGGAATAACAACTTTTGGATTTACTGGGTGTGTTAGGGGATTTAGTGGTGTTACTTCTTATAGAAGTCCTACTAATGCTGAAGAGTTAGTATTTGAATCCACAACAGCAGATCTGCATCCTAAAGGATCAACTATAGAAAATTTAAGTTGTCTATTTCTTAAGGAATTTCTAACCAAAACAAAACATCAAATTACACCAGGTTTAGAAGGAAGGAAACTTACACCTGAATTAAATCAAGAAATTTTCCTAAAGCAATCAAAAGATTTCTATTTAAGTAAGGGAACTGATAGGGGTTTTGAAATTTTATTTAAGGCATTATATAACGAAAAAGTTAATATCATTAGACCTCGTGATTTCTTATTTACACCATCTAATGCTAACTATAAAATTACAAGAGATTTTGTAGTAGAACCTATTACTGGTGATCCTATGGAATTGGAGTTATCTACTCTATTCCAAGATGAATATAAGGGTTCTGACCTAGAAAAGGCATATGCTCCTATAACCCACGTAGAAAAGATTGCAGTAGGTATTGGAGAGACATTCTATAAGTTTAGTGTAGACGCAGGTTATAACAGAGACTCAAGGGTTGAAGGTGCTACTTATGGTACATTTAACACTCACCCTAGAACCAGAATTGTTGGTGTAGTGGCAGCAGGAGCTACTACTTTTGATGTAGACTCAACAGTTGGATTTGCAACTGATGGAGAATTACATTGGAGATATATTGATGGTACTGTAGGTGTAAGTTCATACACATCTAAAAACTTAACTCAGTTCTTTGGATTAAGTGGAATAGGTAAAACTATTTCAAGTGCAGAATCTGTTGGTATTAATACTTTTGCATATGGACAGTCAGTAGTTAATCCAGATGAAACTGTTGAAGTAAGAATTACTTCTGTTGTTCATAATTTAGAATTTGATAAAGCAGCTTGTCTGTATGGAAGTGGAGATAGTATAAAAATTAAAACTTTAGGAATTGGAAATACTGATTACAGATTATCTAATTGGTTCTATAATGTATCACCAACTTATAAAGTAAAGAAATTAGGATTAATTGATATTTCAGACTTTACTTATGAAGTCTTTACTGATGTAGATCATGGATTTAAAGTTGGAGATAGAGCAGTTCTTTCTAGATCTGCAGATGCTAGAACTGCTTTACCACCTTCTCTTATAAGTCAAATAACATCTTCTAAATCTTTCATTATGAAAGAACAAGGAGAAATTGATGTTACTCGTTATTTGGAAGATAATCCATATATTATTGAAAGAAAAATATCAAAAGTAAATGCATTAAACTTCCCTGAAGCATCTGTATTTTCTAGTGATATTCAGAATGTTTATAAAGAAAGGGTAGAGGATAAACTCTTAATCACATCACCTTCCATTCCATCATATGATGGTTCTGCTTTAGGTGTTAATGCGAATAGAATTATCTTTAATGGAAGTTTTGAGGGTGATACTTTTAATATAATTGCAGATGCTACTACTCCTGTTGGTGTACCTATTTTTGATCATGGTTACTATACTGGAGATGCTATCTATTATACACCACAAATAGTTAATGAGGTTTATGTAGACACTACTAGTGGTACTAAATTAGATAATTTTGTAATTAAATCTGAATTGTTCCCTAATTCAGAAGGTCTTTATTTTGTTAAGAGAGTAGATGCAAATAGTATTAAACTCGCAAAAAGTAGATCTGACCTTTATTTTGAAAACTTTATAACTCTTGATAATGTAGGAATTGTAACTGATAATAGAATTGAACCATTTACTTTTAATGGAGAAACATTAAATTCACAAAAACTTGTAAGATCTATTAATCCACCAATTAATACTGGAACAATATATAAAACCACTCCAGGTACAATTGGTATTTTGGCAAATGGTGTAGAGATTTTAAATTACAAATCATTTGATAAAATTAATTATGGAGAAATCACAGGTATAGATGTTCTTGGTGGTGGTACAGGATATGACGTAATAAATCCACCTATTACTAGAATTGCTGATGAAGTTGGAACAGGTGCTACAGGATGTGTTGCTGTTAAAGGAACTCTACAAGATATTAGACTTATAGATCCAGGATTTGGATATCAAGAAACTCCTGTTGTAACGATTACAGGAGGAAATGGTAAAGGTGCGACTGTTGGTGTAAATATGCAGTCAGTATCACATTCTGTTGCTTTCTTCTCTAATTCTAGTAAAGTTGGTCTTGGAACAACAGGAGATTTACCTTCTACAATAGGATTCTCAACTTATCATAAATTTGCAAATGGTGAGAGAGTAATATATGACACTAAAGGTCAAAGATCAATTGTTGGTTTAACTAGTGATGCTAGTTACTTTGCTTCTGTAGTTGGAACTGGTGGAACTGTAATAAGACTTCATACCACTAAAGCTGGTGCTCTAGCAGGTATTCAAACTGCTGTTATTACTGGTCGTGGTGATGGTGTACAATTTATAAAGTCTTACAATACAAAATCTATTGTTGAGTCTATTAATGTACTCACCTCTGGGTCTGGTTATGAGAATAAGAAGAGAACTGTACAACCTGCAGGAATCAATACATCTTCAGACCAAATAAAAATTGAAAATCATGATTATAAGAATGGAGAGATTATTAATTATACTTGTACAGGAACACCTATTGCAGGTTTAACGACTGCTACTGATTACTATGTTTGTTTTGTTGATGATGATCATTTTAAACTAACAAGTGTTGGTGTAGGAACTACTGCAAAAGATTTTTATTATAAAACAAAACAATTCCGTGATTTAACTAATATTGGTGTAGGAACTCATCAATTTAATTATCCTGCTATTAATGTATCTTTAACTGGAAAGGTTGGAGTAACATCAGTAGGAACAGAAACATTTGAAGCAAAAATTCAACCAATATTCAGAGGAGAAGTTACATCTATTCATCTAATTGATAAAGGAGTTGGATATGGATCTTCTGAGGTTATTAATTTTAAGAGAGATCCTGATGTAGTCTTATCCTCTGGTACTGGAGCTGAAGTTATTCCAATTGTTAATAGTGGTTCTATAACTGAAGTATATGTTAAACATAAAGGTAAAGATTATATTGCTCCTCCTGATCTACAAATAAATGGAACTGGTTTTGGTGCTGTTTTAACTCCTATTCTAAAGACTGTAGGAATTGGAACTACTACAACCTATCTTTTGGAAGAAGTAAAGGTTCTTAACAAAGGTGCTGGTTATGGATCATCAACTACTTCTATTGATGTTATATCAGCAGGATCTGATGTAAAACTTCGTAGTAATGTTCAACAATGGACTATAAACTTATTTGAAAAATATTATCAAGGTGAACAAATAACATCTGATGATGGAATTATTGTAAATGGATTGAATAGAGGATATGGTCTCCAATATACACATCTATATGCTCCCAGGAAACTCAGAGAGGGCATGTATGCGACGAATCAAGAGGGAGTGTCATTATATGGTCAACCAGACTTAAAACGTGTTAACGGGCAGGAAATAGAGTCTCCAGATCATTCTCCAATTATTGGTTGGGCATATGACGGAAATCCAATTTATGGTCCTTATGGTTATGTTAAGAAAGAGGGTGGATCTGTAGTCCAAATGAAATCTGGATATGTTGAAGAGTCATCACTTAAAGATAATAGACCACCTTTAACTATATTTGGACCAGGATTCTTTGTTGAAGATTTTACATATAAAGAAAGAACTGACGAAACTGTTTTAGACAAGAATAATGGAAGATTCTGCATTACTCCACAATATCCAAATGGTGTATATGCATATTTTTCTACCATTAGTAATTCTGGTGCAGAACAAGGTGGTCAATTCAATAGTTACAAATTACCTATATTCCCATATCTTGTAGGTGCATGTTATCAGTCAACACCAGATGAGTTTAATTTTACTCAATATTCTAATCAAGATGATTACCTATTGACTAAAGGAAAACTTAGAAAAGATATGACTCTTAGTGATACTAAAGAAGAGTCAACATGGAGCACTGATTTCTATAGAAATACTGCACCCTATAATTTGATTGAAGGTGATGAGCAATATCAATACATACCTATTCCAAATAAACTAAAGCAGCATATAGATCTTAAAGGAGTTGCTCCAGGAATTGTTGAAAGTATTGGAATTACAACAGGTGGAAAGAATTATAAAGTTGGTGATCAAGTCGTATTTAATAATGAAGGAACTGCTGGTGGTAAGGCTGCTGCTGTAGTTTCAAAACTTAAGGGTAAGGATGTTACTGAGGTTAGTATTGGTACAAGTTCAATAAGTGGATTGGAGATTTATCCAGGTCCACAGAAAGGTGAATACACTCTTGTTAATGATGAACCTATTAATTGGTTAAATGGTGATATTATAAACGTTACTGGATTATCTACAACTTCATCAGGAATTGAAGGAACTTACATAGCAGGTATAAGCTCTAATCGTCTTGTTGTAACTGGTTTAGGAACTACTGCTGTTGCTATTGGAACAGACGGTGCTACAGGAATAGTTACTCATTTTAGAGTTCAAGGTGATTTGAAGTTCCCTGCTATTAGACCTAATGATATTTTAGGTATAGGAACAGAAACAGTACAGGTATTGAATATAGATCCTGATCGTGCTCGCATAAGGGTTCTAAGGGGTTACAACGGGGTTACAGGGGTATCTCATACCGTCACATCTATATTACTTGAAGACCCTCGTAAATTGGTAGTTGATGCTGGAATTACTTCTACTTACAAATGGAAGCAAAATACGCAGATATACTTTGAACCTAAAGAAACTATTGGTATAACCACTCTATCTGGTGTGGGTATTGGTAGCACACTTCACTTCTCTAATCCTGGTGTTGGTCTCACAATGCTTTTTGTGAGAACAAAGCAAATGTATCTTCCTCAACATGGATTGATAACTGGTGATAAATTGACTTATTCTCCTGGTAATGGAACAGGTATAACAATTCTAGAAGATGGACAAGCTGGTTCTGTTGGAGAAAGAACATTAATAAATGGACAAACTCTTTTTGCAGCAAGAGTTAATGATGACATAATTGGTTTATCTACTTGTAGGGTAGGTTTAGGTACTACTGGTACTTTCGTAGGTATTGCAAGCACACAGAGGAATAGTACAACGTTCTTCTTTGCTGGAATAGGAACTGGTGTATATCATAGTTTGAAGACCAATTATAATGTTATAACAGGTAAAGTTAATAGAAATAAGGTTACTGTTTCTACTGGAGAAACTCATGGTCTATTAAACGATCAAAGAGTCTTTATGGATGTCAGTCCAGGTATAGACACTTCAATTGTAGTCAAATATAATGATTTTAATAGAAATGTAGTAATCAATCCTAAGACCTTTACAGCAGCAGGTGTAAACACAACTACAAACGAATTAACAATAGAAAATCATGGATATAAAACAGGTGATAAGATTATTCATACTGTGGGTATAGCATCTGCTGTACCTGGCGGTTTAGTAGATAATCAAATATATTTTGTTGTTAAAATTGATAATAATACAATTAAATTATCAGACACATTCCATGAGTCAACTGAATCTAAACCACCTATAGTTGGAATTACTAGTGCTGGTGATGGTGGAGTTATTAATCCAATAAATCCACGCATAGAGTTGTATAAAGATTGTAACGCTGTTTTTGATGTTTCTGATTCATCTTTATCTTATGTCAATCAGGCAACAACTTATTCTGCATTTAAACTTAATTTCTATAGAGATGAAAACTTTACTAAGATTTGGGATACTTCTGAGTTAACAAAAGATTTTAATGTTATAAGAAATGGAGCTCCTGGCATAACAACAAATGCTAACGTTACTTTAAAAGTAACAAAAGAAGTTCCTCATGAATTATTCTATAAATTAGAACCTCTTTTTGATAGTTCTCTTCCTAATGTAAAGAAAGAAATTACAGTAGATAAAGAAGTCATATCAGGAAGTCAAGTAGAAATTTTAGAAAGTATCTACAATGAAGGTGAAGAGGCAGGTCAAAGAATTACTATAGCTGCTACTAACCAATTTACATATACTTTATCTAAAATTCCAGAAAGAGCATCTTATGGAGAATTATCAGACTTAACTTATAAGACTAACAGTCCTAGTGCATTAGGAGAAATATGTGATTTTGAAATAAAAAATCCAGGTGAAAATTATTATAGTCTTCCTGGAATTACAACTATTAATAGTACTTTAGGAACTAATGCTATTATTTCTGGAGTTAGTACCTCTATCGGTAAGATTAGAACAATAACTCTTTCTGATATTGGATATGATTTCCCATCAGATCCAACTCTGATACCATCAGCTGCGATGCCTCAGATTATTCAACTTGATGCTCTTAAATCTGTTCAGAAAGTAGGAGTTACTTCTTTTGGTAGAGGATATAATGCTAATCCTGAGTTAGTTGTAATTGATGGATTTACTGGTAAACCTGTTTTAGATCTTGACCTAGCTTATGAACTAGGAAATCCAAATGTAGAAATTTTGCAAAATACATTTGGTATGCATGATGCACCTCCTACTGTAGTTCCTATACACAATAGTAATGGTGTTGGTATTTCAACAATTGGATTCAATACAACAACTAAAGATGTAACAGTTGAATTAAGTGTTGGATATAGTACTGCTAATACTTTCCCATTCTCAGTTGGAGAATTGGTATTTGTTGAAGGTATCTCGGTAGGTGTAGGATCAACAGGAAGAGGATATAATTCTGCTGAGTATGATTACAAACTCTTTAACATAACAAATATTCATGAGAATTTTGGTGGAATTGGAAGTATTACTTACAACCTTACTGATTTCTTTGGAAATCTAGCACCTGAACTTACACCAGGTCAATTTGATTTTGTTAACTCTGCAGGAAGAATTGTTTCTCAGAAAAATTTCCCTACATTTAGAATTGATCTTACAGATTCTAGTGATTATGTTGTAGGAGAGACAGTTACAGGAACATTAAGTAGTACTACAGGTGTGGTTGAATCATGGAGTCCTAATACAGGAATTCTAAGAATTTCTGCTCAAAAAGATTTCATAGTTGGTGACATTATTGTAGGTAGTGCTTCTGGAGTTGAAGGAGTTGCTTCTTCCATTAAATCTTTTGATGCTTATCTTACATTAGGTGCTACTGCTAGAATAGAAGGTGGTTGGGAGACAGAATCTGGATTCTTCAATAGAACTTTACAGAGATTCCAAGATAGTGATTACTATCAGAATCTTTCATATTCATTAAGTTCCAGAGTTGATTTAGAAACTTGGGATGATCCTGTTTCTACATTAAATCATACAATAGGATTTAAGAAATTTAGTGATTATCAGTTAGAATCTACACCAGATGATAGAGATTCTTTAAAGGTTGGTTTATCAACTGAATTATCAGCTTATGGAGTTGTTGCAGAGCAATTCTCGATAGTTGATATGAATTGTGTTGAAGATTTTGATCTTGCTTCAGAGAATAGTTTAATAATTGGTAAAGATACAGTTTCTACAGAAATAACTTTCTCAAGTAGAATTTTAAAAGATTTTGATGAATCAATTGGTAACAGAGTTGTATCGATTGACGACTTTAGTGGAACATTTAATAGTAACCCAAGATCTACTAGATTTACGACAGTTGCTTCTTGGACATTAGCAGAAAGAAGAGCATTAAAGTATTTCCTTTATGTTAAGGATAAGAGATTTACTGCACAGAGGCAATTAACTATTGTTGATATTCTTCATGATAGTAATTTTGGATATCTTAATCAATATGGAAAAATAGACACCGTAAGTGATCAAGGTGATTTTGATTTTGCAATTTCTGGTAGTTTGGGTGAATTAAGATGGTTCCCTGTTAAATTCTCTGTTAATGATTACTTTATTGCTAGTCTTTCATTCAATTTGGATGATAATGCACTAAGCACTGGTAGCACAGTGGTTGGACCATCTATTGTCGATACTGAGAGTGTTGCTATTGGTGTTGGTATTGGAACTACAACAATTGTGGGAATAGCAAGCACATATAGATCTGCTCATGTAATGGTATCGATTAATCCTGATATCAATCGTGATGAATTTGAATTTAACCAATTTAATATTATTCATGATGGAACAACTGTTGATATAATGGAATATGGTCGATTGTCAACCAATATAACTGAAGGATATGCCACCCGAACTGGTATGGGAACTTATCGTGGATATATTGAAAATGATTTAATAAAAATTGATTTCTTCCCAAATTCAGGTGTTGGTATTGGTACAACTGGTGCTATTAATACAATGTTGGTTGGAATGGCATCTTCTGAATTTAGTGGAATATCAACAGTCGAATTAAAACATGCTATTCTTGAATCTAGATGCACAGGTATCGGATCTACTAGTTCTCCAGTTGAAAATATCATCGCAGAATATCCTACTGACTATCAAGCTGCTTATTGTTATGTTCAGATCACTGATTGCACTAATAAAGCATATCAGATGTCTGAATTCCTTTGTGTGAATGATTTTGTTCAAGATGAAACTCAAGAAAGTTTTGATGTTGAATATGGTAATGTTTATTCTGGTAATGCTGGATTGGGAACAATAGGAAGTAGAGTTTCAGCTGCTGGAACTATGTCTATTGTCTTTACACCAAATCCAAATATGGATGTTCAGACAAATGTATGGAGTAATGTATTAAGAATTGAAGATGATCTTAAAGATACTATTGATTTTGATAATGGTGCGATAGAATCAGGATTTGGTGATTATGAAGGAACTGATCGTGCTGTTAAGAGGGAATTTGAATTAAAGCATAGAACAGATACTATATTTGAAAAATCATTTGTTGGTGAAGATAGTTCTGTAGTTAAAGTTACTGATAATGTCATAGTCTTACCTAATCATTTCTTTGTTACTGGTGAAAAACTTTTATACAACCATGCTGGTGCTGGTAAGACGATGGCAGTCGGTATTGCTACTACTAGTGGATTCGTTGGAGTTGGAACAACTAATAAACTTCCTGGTACATTCTTTGCAGTAAAAATTGATGATGATACCATCAAGATTGCTGAAACTGCTGAGAAAGCATTAAAGACTATTCCAGATGTAGTTGATATTACTAGTGTTGGTATTGGAACTTCTCATAGATTCAATTCAGTCAATCAAAATGCAAAATTATTAGTATCAATTGATAACATAATACAATCACCAATTGTTGCAACTGCTGTAACATCTCATCTTACTGATCAAGTTTTCACTACTGATGAGTTTGTTAATCTTGCTGGTATTACGTCAATCTTTGGTGGTGACTTAATTAAGATTGGTGATGAGATAATGAGGGTTGATGGTGTTGGTATAGGTCTTACCAACAGGATACAAGTTAGAAGACCTTGGATGGGAACAGCACTTGCTGGATATAGCACTTCCACTTTAGTTACTAAAGTTGTTGGTAATTATAATGTTGTTGATAATACTATTAACTTTGTTGCTGCTCCAAGTGGTAATGTACCTTTAAGTACAAGTACAAATAGACCAGACGAAAGAGATTGGGTTGGTATTTCAACAGGATCTAGTTTTGAAGGAAGAATGTTTATGAGATCTGGTGTTCCAGATACTGTAGAGGAAACATACTATAGAAATTATGTGTTTGATGATCTTTCTGCTCAGTTTACTGGACAAAAGGCAGACTTTACTCTTAAGTCTGGAGGATCTAATGTTGCTGGATTGACTACAGATAATGCTGTTATTCTTATTAATGATGTATTCCAATTCCCTGGTGCTGCTGATATAGGTGGTAACTATACATTAGCTCAAACAACTACAGGTATTACTACTATTTCCTTTACAGGAACAGGAAGTTCTGTTGCTAACGATCCTAATGTAGGAACTCTTCCTTTGGGTGGTGCAATTATTTCCGTTGCTTCTACAGAAGGATTCGGTTATCAACCACTAGTGGCAGCAGGTGGTACTGCGATTGTTTCTACTGCAGGTACTATTCAGTCTGTAAGTATTGCTAATACTGGTTCTGGTTATAGGGTAGGTGTTCAAACTGTATGTAATGTTGCTATACAAACTTCAACATTACCAGGCACTAGCATAATTGGAATTGGTACTGCTACTATTCATCAGAGTGGATTTATCTCTGGTATTGCTATCACCAATCCATACGTCTTTAACATACCTTTATTTGTATCGAATGTTGGATATGATACTACTACTGGATTAACTACCGTTACTACATCTAGTGCTCATGGGTTCTCAGTTGGTGAAGAAGCAGATATAACTGGTATTGCATTTACAAATCTATCTTCTAGTCCTAAAGCAATAACCAATTTCATCTATACTAAAGAAACTGGTATTGCAACTGTTACTACTTCCGCTAATCATGGTTTTGTTGCTAATGAGGATATCGTATTAACAGGATTAGCAATAACTGAGGGTAGTAGCAATATTACATATCCAAGAACATCAGATCCATATTATACTGGATCTAAAGTTAGTTCTGTATTAACCACAAAACGTTTTGTAATTCAAGTTGGAGCAGGTAATACCGCACTTCAGTATACCTCTGGTGGTACTGCTCAGTTAATCAAATTACCTACTAATTTCCCTGTTGATAGCACACCAATTACTCGTGTTATAGATACGACTACTTTTGCCTTTGATGCTGGAATATCCACACAAGTTAATCTTTATAATAGGGGTGGTGTTGTTAGAAGACCTCTTAAAGTTATTATTGACGATCCACTACCATATGCAGGTGTTGATTTAATTTATAGTTCTGATTCCGTTAGTGGAGTGGGAACAGGTGGTCAGATTGATATTGTAGTTGGTCAAGGATCAAGTGTAATCAGTTTTAGAATCACTAACACAGGTTCTGCTTATGGTAACGATGAAATTCTAACAGTTCCTGTTGGAGGAGCTACTGGTATTCCTACAGATCCATCTAAGACATTCAAAGAATTCCAACTTACACTTGATCCATGTTTCTATGATGAATTTACTGGTTGGTCTATGGGTGAATTTGAAAGAGTAGATAATGTTGAGAAATTTATTACTGGATCTAGAAAAGACTTCCCACTAACTCGTGATAATGGTACTTTGACAATTAGAGGTGAAAAAGGTTCTAAGATTATTGAGCAAGACCTTCTAATAGTATTTGTAAATGATGTTCCTCAAGTTCCTGGTAAAGGATATACCTTCCCAGGTGGTAGTACTATAACTTTCTCAGAAGCACCTAAACTTGGTGATAAAATAGAAATTCTCTTCTATAAAGGAACTGGTTCTCAAGACGTTGTTGAAAGACAGATTATAGAATCAGTTAAACCTGGTGATGATTTACAAATCAAGCACTTCCCTTCTCAAGATTTCTGGTTGACAGAAAAAGTTAGAGTTCCTCTTAGTTTAGAGTCTACTGATCGTATCGCAACACCTCCATATTATGGACCAGGTAATGTTGCAGATCCTAATTTAGAAAGACCAATAGCTTGGTGTAGACAGATGGAGGATAAGATTATTAATGAAAAGGGTGTAGGTAAAGACAGAGAAATTTATGAACCTGTTATTAACCCATATTCTCCTATCATTAAATCTGTTGGTATAGGATCTACTGTCATTTATGTTGAAAATGCAAGACCTTACTTTGATCCTTATGATGAAGTTGATGATGTTTCCCCTTCTGCAACTGCTCATGATTTCCAGAAGAAAGTTAAATTTATTTCGCAAGAGATAAAGGCTGGTGCTGCTGGAACTGCTATTGTATCTGGTCTTGGAACTATTAGTTCTGTGGCAATTTCTACTGGTGGTATTGGGTATAGCACAGCTGTTGTAAGTTTTGCATCTACATCTATAGGTGATAATACAGTTGGCGTTGTAACAACATCTACTAGAGCATTTGGAACTCCTGTCATTAGTGCTGCAGGAACTATTACTGGTATTGCACTTACTGCAGTTGGATCAGGTTATACTTCATCCAACCCACCATCTGTTCTTATTAGTCCACCTGTATACGATTTTGCTGAAGAAGAGAATACAGTTGGTACTTATGAAGGTGATTCTGGAATAATTGTTGGATTCGGTACTACAACTGTTGGGGTTTCTACAGGATATCAATTAATATTTGATTTACATATTCCTTTAACTTCACAGTTAAGAGATGCTAATATTGCTGGTACTGCAGTTACTATTAGTGGAATATCTACAGGTGACTACTTTGTGGTAAATGATTCTAATGTTGGATCTGCTACTACATCAATTGGTTCTCTTGCTGCTGATGGTGCTGTAATAGGAATCGGAACCCAGTTTATTAATAATGTATATGAGGTAAATAACTTTGAGATAGTTCAATCTCCTACAGGTGTTGCATCTGACGGAGTTGGAATTGGAACCACTCATATGAGTAGAGTCTTTGTTAAAATTGCCGAACATCTTGATTGGAATGGTCAATGGCCTAACTTTAGTGGAGTGGGTATTCAAACTGGAAATTATTTTGGATCATATAGTTGGGGTAAGATTAATCTTCCTTCAAGATCTGAAGAAAATGCATATACTGCATATACATTAGGTGGAACAGGAGGTATTTCAACATCTCCTATAGTAAGAAGATCTAGATCTCTTAAATATAAACTTTACAAATTACCATAAATAAACAAAAAACCTCTGTCCAATGGCTGCAATTATAACTGACCAGATTAGATTGTTGAATGCTAGTAACTTTGTTGCTGGTGTAACTTCAACCACTAATGCATATTATTCATTTATCGGTCTACCAAATCCGACTGATGTTGATTCTGATTGGAATAATGATCCTCCTGCTCCGAAAGACAATTTTTCGGAAGAAAATGATTATTGGGATGATATGGTAGCTTTGAAAAAAGTTGCTGCATCAGATTGTAGACAAGTGGTTAAAAAAAGATCATGGTCATCTGGTACAACCTATGACATGTATAGAGGTGATTATAGTAGATCTAATACTGCTCCCGTATCTGGTGCGACGAACTTATATGCAAGTACTTTTTATGTTATAAATTCTGATTTCAGAGTTTATATTTGTCTTCAAAATGGTACTGATCCAGATAACCCAAATGGAAGACCTTCATTGGATGAACCAACATTTACTGACTTAGAACCTAGAAATGCTGGAAGTAGTGGTGATAATTATCTTTGGAAATATCTTTATACTATAAAACCTGCTGATATTATTAAATTTGATTCTACCGACTTTATGCCTGTTCCTTTAGAATGGAATACTAATGTGGATGATGCAGCAGTTAGAGATAATGCTGTAGATGGATCAATTAAAATAGTAACTATCACTTCTCGTGGTGAAACAATAGGACCTTCTGGTGGTACTGAATATACTAAGGTTCCTATTAAAGGAGATGGTTCAGGTGCTGAGTGTACAATTACAACAACTAACGACCAACAGGTTGATACTATAACTGTTACTAAGCAAGGATCAGGATATACATATGGAAGTGTAGCATTAGAAGATGGTGGAGTTCCTACAGGAACTAAGATTCCTACTTTTGATGTTATTATTCCACCCCAAGGTGGTCATGGTGCAGACATTTATAGAGAATTAGGAGCAATGAATGTTCTTATATATTCTCGAATTGAAAATGATAATGAAAACCCAGACTTTATTACTGGTAACCAAATTGCACGAGTTGGACTAGTAGAAAATCCACAAAAATTTGATTCTACTGCTCTTTTAACAGCAGATAAAGCAAGTGCTTTAAATGCTTTAAGATTAACTGGATCTGGTTATAGTTCTGCTACATTTGCAGCAGATAGTTATTTTGTACAGACAATTTCTGCTGGATCAACTGCTCAAGGACGTGTTGTTAACTATGATGCAACCACAGGTGTTTTAAAGTATTGGCAGGATAGAACTTTAGCAGGTTTTAATACTGTTGGAACAGCACAAACTGATCCTACATTTGGATATAACTTAAATAAATTTACTTCTTCACCTGGAACAGGAGGAAACTTGGAAATTGTTCCTACTGCTGGATCAACTTTACAAATTGATAGTGCATTTACAGGTATATCTACCGTAATAAATAATATCACATATTATCTTGGTCAGAATTTTACGGATGGTCTTTCCAACCCTGAAGTTAAACGACATAGTGGAAACATTATTTTCGTGGATAATAGACCAGCCATAACTAGGTCAGTTAACCAAAAAGAAGATATCAAAATAGTATTGCAGTTCTAGAAAATCATGCCTCAGAATACAAATTTAAATGTAGCACCATATTTTGATGACTATGATTCGTCTGATGATTTTTATCGGGTTCTGTTTAAACCAGGATTCCCTGTTCAGGCAAGAGAATTAACAACTCTTCAATCTATACTGCAAAACCAGATTGAAAAATTTGGTAAGCACTTTTTCAAAGAAGGTGCTAAAGTAATTCCAGGAAATACAGGATATAATAGAATTTTTTATGGTATACAGATAAACAATAATTATCAAGGTGTTCCTGTATCTGCATATGCTGAACAATTAGTAGGAACAAAAATTACAGGTCAAAGATCTGGTGTAACTGCAGTTGTAGATAGTGTTTTATTACCTGAAGATTCTGATAGAGGTCAACTTACTCTTTATATCAATTATTTAACTTCAAGTACAACAAATAATTCTACTCAAACATTCTTTGATGGTGAAGAATTAACATGTAATACTATTATTAGTTCTGGTTTATTAGGTAATACAACCATTGCTACAGGTGCTCCTTTTGCTATTACTGTAGCACAGGATGCTGCTGTTACGGGATCTTCCTTCCAAATCCAAGAAGGTGTGTATTTTGTTCATGGTCAATTTTGTAATGTAGGACAGGAAACTCTTCTTCTAGATCAATATGGTACTAAACCTAATTGTAGAGTGGGATTATTTGTAAATGAGGAAATAATTACTGCAGATATAGATGAAAGTTTAAATGATAATTCTCAGGGGTATAATAACTATGCTGCACCAGGTGCTGATAGATTAAAAATATCTTTAAGTTTATTTAAAAAATCTTTAGATGATTTTGATGATACAAGTTTTATTGAATTAGGAACTATAACTGATGGTGTTCTAAGAACAGGTAATACTGGTAGAAATGGTAAAGGAAGTGGTGGATTAATAATCGCAGGTGGTGGTGGAGCAGGATCATTAGATCTGACAGATACTCTTGCAAGAAGAACTTTTGATGAGAGTGGTAACTATGATGTGAAACCTTTTGACGTTACCTTGATGAACTCCTTAGATAATAATATTGGAAATAGAGGAGTTTTCAAATCTGGACAATTCACTCCTAGTGGTGGAACTCCATCTGATGATCTAGCATTATATAAGATTTCACCAGGAAAAGCATATGTAAAGGGATATGAAATCGAAACGATGGATCCCACTTATATTGATTGTGCAAAACCAAGAGATACTAAACTTATAGAAAATAAACCAATAATATACAATACTGGTCCTACCTATAGGTTGAATAGTGTTTATAGAACTCCCACCGTAGGTATCGGTAGTACATATGTTCTAAGTTTAAGAGATAGAAGAAAAGGATCTAATGAAGAAAATGCTCCAGGTAATGAAATTGGATTTGCTAGAGTATATGATTTTAGATTAGAGTCACAGTCTTATAATCCTGATAATTCTAAGTTGGATGAATGGGAATTATCTTTGTATGATGTGCAGACATTTGTACAAATAGAATTAAATAATCCAATAACACAAGCTGTTCCTGCGTTTATTCAAGGAAAAAGAAGTGGTGCGACTGGATTCTTGCAGGGTTCTGTTAGTGCAGGTGTAGGATTAACTGTTTATGAAGTAAGTGGTAACTTTATTAGAAATGAACAGATTGTTATTAATGGTATTAATAATGGAAGAATTGCTGTAGGTATTACCGAGCATTCTGTATCTGATGTAAAATCAGTCTATGGAACTGATGATGGTTTAGTTGGTATTAATACTTTTAGTGCTGATGTTGTTCCAGCAGTCTTATTTAATGTTGGAGTGGCAACAGTTGGAGTTCAAACCTTTACTGGACAGTCAGTTATACAAAGTACTAATGAAGATTTTCCAGGAATTACTACTATCGGAAATCTTGTTCAGTATACTGACTTAAATGTATCACAAGACCCAGTAAGAGCAAGAGTTGTTAGTGTTGGATCTTCTCATTTAGAAGTTGTTGGAGTTGCTACTGTTGCTGATATATGTGACGGAACACTACCACAAACTAGTGTTAAGAGTGTGAATGATTTAAGAATACTAACTAGCATGTTAGATTCCTCAACTGACAATACTTTATATACACCTCTTCCAAAGAAAAATATTTCTAATGTTGATTTAACTTCTGCTTCTATTATCATAAGAAAAACATTTAATGTTACTATTGCTAATGGACAAATAAGTACACCATTACCATCTGTTGCAACAGATGAAACTTTCCAACCATTTACACCTAAGAGATATTCCTTAATAGGTTCTGATGGTACTACATATGATTTAACTGCAGATCAATTTGATTTAAGTGTTAGTCAACAACTTCAAATTCGTGGATTGGCTGCTGGTAATAATACTGCGACTTTGGTTGCTACTATTAAAAAATTAAAACCAAAAGCAAAACAGAAAATAAACAATAGAGTTAAGTCTGTAGTTATTAATTACTCTAAGCAAAGAGGTGCTGGAGTTGGTGCAACAACTTTAAATGATGGTTTAACATATGGTAATTATCCATATGGTACTAGAGTTCAGGATGAGACTATATCTTTAAACAATCCTGATGTTGTATTAATTCATGGTATTTTTGAATCTGCAGATAGTTCTGATCCTTCTTGCCCTAAAGTAAATCTTACTTCCATAGTTACTCAATCAACAACAACTAATGAGTTATTGATTGGTGAACAGATGGTTGGTCAAGATAGTGAAGCTGTTGCTATCGTAGCAGAAAAATTATCTGATTCTCAAATTTCTTTCCTTTATAAAAACGAAACTTTATTTAAAGAAGGAGAGACGATAGTTTTCCAAGAGTCTAATGCACAAGCAATTGTTTCAACTTTAGATTCACCTAGTTTTGCTATTGGGTCAAACTATACATTCTCTACTGGTGGAGAATCAACTTTCTATGATTATGGAATAGTCAAGAGAAAACCTAATGCTGATGCACCATCTAAGAAGATAAAGATATATTTCCAAAGTGGTTCATATGATGCTGGTGATAATGGTGATATAACAACTGTTGATTCATATGATCAATTCACATATGGAGTTGATATTCCAAGAGTTGATACACATAGTTGTACTGATATTATTGATATAAGACCTAGAGTTGTGCCAATTTCTTCAGTTGCTGAAGGAGATAGATCACCTTTAGAATTCCTTGGAAGAACTTTCACAGGATCTGGAGATTCTGCTCCTAATATTCTAGCATCGGATGAATCTATTGTAATTGATTTTTCATTCTTCCTTCCAAGAATTGATAGAATATTCTTAAACAAAGAGGGTAGATTCCAGGTAAAATATGGAGATCCTTCTGAAGATCCTAAAAAACCTGTTCCTGTAGATGATGCTATAGAGATAGCATCTGTTGGTCTTCCAGCATTCCTTTATACTACTAAAGATGCTGCACTACAATTCTTAAATCATCGTAGATATACGATGACTGATATCAAGAAACTTGATACTAGAATTAAGAACCTTGAATACTATACTACTCTTTCTTTATTAGAAACAAATACAGCAAACTTCTTTGTTCCTGACCAAGATGGTGCTAATAGATTTAAGTCTGGATTCTTTGTTGACAACTTTACAGGTTTCCAACCACAAGAAAATAAACTTAAAATTAATAATAGTATAGACAGAAAACGTAAAGAATTACGTCCAAGACATTATACAAATTCAGTTGATTGTATATTTGGACCAGTTGTGGGTAATGATCCTTCAGATGATCTTCAATTCTCTACTATAGAGGGTGTTAATGTAAGAAAACAAGAAGATGTTATAACATTAGATTATGGCGAAGTTGAATGGATTAAGCAGAGTTTTGCTACAAGATCTGAAAGTGTTACTCCTTTCTTGATTAGTTTCTGGCAGGGAACTATGGAATTAAATCCTGCATCTGATACATGGGTAGATACTGCAAGACTTGATGCCAAGATTATTCAAACTGAAGGTAACTATGCTGCCACAATGGATAATTTGGCAAGAAATGAAGGTGTTGATCCTCAGACTGGTATGGGTCCTGTCATATGGAATGCGTGGGAAACCACTTGGACAGGAACTTCTGGTGTAGAATTTGATGGACAACAAACCACAACCAGTAGCTCTAGCACTTGGGGTCAAGGTGGTTGGATTAATGGTGAACCAGATAATAACCCTGCTGCGTGGATAACAGAAACAACTACTACAACATCAGTTGAAGTATTGAGACAAACTACTAGAACTGATCATCAACAAAGATCTGGTCTTAGAACTATTGTCCATGAAACATTTGATGAACAATCTGTTGGTGATAGAGTTGTAAGTAGAGATCTTGTTCCATTTATGAGATCTAGAAATATTGAATTTACTGCCAAAAAAGTTAAACCTTTAACACAATTATATGCCTTCATGGATGGACAGAATGTTACTAAATTCTGTGTTCCTAAGTTACTTGATGTAAGTATGACCTCTGGAACCTTCCAAGTTGGTGAAACTGTAAGAGGTAGAATGAATAATACTGGATTGAGTCAAATAACTAATGACAGTATTCCAGAAATTCAATTTAGGGTTGCACAATCAAATCATAGAGAAGGTCCTTATAATGTTCCAACTAAAACATTTAGAGACAATCCTTACACTAATCAGGCATTACCAGCATCTTATTCATCGACTTCAGATGTACTTAACGTAGATACTTTTTCATTATCTACTGAGGCACAGGGAGCATATTATGGATGGGTAGAAACTGGAATGATACTTGAGGGTGAAAGTAGTGGAGCATTAGCAACCATTAATGATGTAAAACTTCTTTCTGATGTTTCAGCATTCTGTGGTGGTTCATTCTTTATTCCTAACCCAAATAATATTAACTTCCCAAGATTTGAAACAGGAACTAAAACATTTACTTTAATTGATGATGCGGATAACAATCAAGATGAGTGTAACACACTTACTGATGAAACTTATACTGCTGCAGGAACATTAGAAACTGTTCAGGAAAATATTCTTTCTATTAGAAATGCAAGAATTGAACAAAGACATCAATTCCAAGAACAGATAGTTCATACAGACCTTGGAACAGAAGTTGTTGGTAGTAATGTTGTTGGACAACAATCAAATCAACAAAATACTGGATGGTATGACCCTCTAGCACAATCATTCTTAGTAGAAGATCCTGGTGGAGTTTTTGTAACTAAATGTGATATCTTCTTTAGAACAAAAGATGACATGGATATACCTTGTGTATTCCAGTTGAGATCTATGAAGAATGGATTCCCAACACAACATATTCTTCCATTCTCTGAAATTGTATTAGATCCAGAAGATGTTGTAGTTTCTTCAGATGGTTCTGTAGCAACGACTGTTGAATTTAAAGCACCAGTTTATCTTGAAGGTGGAAATACTGAATATGCTATAGCACTAGCATCCAACTCCACCAAATATAGTGTTTATATTTCTAGAATTGGTGAAACTGATCTACTTACAGACACCTTTATATCTAACCAGCCTTACTTAGGATCTCTCTTTAAGTCGCAGAATGCTTCTACATGGGAACCAAGTCAGTGGGAAGATCTTAAATTTACAATGTATAGGGCAGACTTTGAGCCTAATGGAACTGTAGAATTCTATAGTCCTGAATTAACAAGAGGAAATAATCAGATTCCAATACTTAGACCTGATCCACTAATTATTAACTCTAGAAAAGTAAGAGTGGGTCTTGGAACAACAGTTGCTGATAGTTATGAACTAGGTAATACATTTACGCAAGATGGAACAAATGCATCAGGTAACCTTGTTGGTGCTGGTGGATCTGCTACTGGAACACTTACTGTTGCTAACGTAGGTATTGGTTATACACCTCTTGATGGTAATCATACATTTACTAATGTTAATTTAACAACAGTTACTGGTCAAGGTAGAGGTGCTGTTGGTAATGTCTTTATTGAAAATGGTCAGGTTGGTGCTTGTACTGTTACTTCAGGTGGAAGTGGATATGAAGTAGGTGATGTTGTTGGTATTACTACTATTGGTCTTTCTACTGGTTCTAGTGGAACTGTTGGTAGAGATGGTCAGTTTACCATCGCAGGTATTGGAATGACTAATGAAATTACATTAGAAAATGTTCAAGGTAACTTTGTTACTGGTGCTGGTAAGACTATGAGATACACTAATAGTGCTGGTGTTACTACAGAATTGAACTTTAGTCATGGTGGTAATGTCACTATAAATTCTCTCGATACTGAATTTGATGGATTACACATTAAAGTTAATCATCAGAATCATGGAATGTATGATACTGAAAACATAGTCAAGATAACTGGTGTTGTTGGAAATGTTAAACCATCCAAACTAAGTCTTGGTTTAGATGTTGGTAATAGCAGTTCCTTTACTGTAGATGATGGAAGTGTTTATGAAAACTTTGAAAATGTTGGAGTCGGAACAACTAACATAGGATTAGTTAAGATTGGAGATGAGATTATTCAGTATAATAACGTTGCTGGTAATGTTCTTACTATTGCCAATAGAGGAAGTAATAAGATCAACTATGCAGTTGGCACTCCTGTTCAAAAGTATGAACTTAGTGGAGTTTCTTTAGCAAGAATAAATCGTACTCACGGTTTATCTACTTCGACTTCTTCATCGACTTCTGGATCAATTGGATTTGATTCTTATAATATTAAACTTGACATGTCAGGTGAAGATAATATTGATGGAATAGCACATAATGATACTGTAGATAGAAGCACAGATGTAGGATTCCCCAAATTATTCTTGGGTCAAAATCAAACTGCTGGTGGATATCAAGTAAGAGCAACTCAAAATATGCAATTCCAAATCATCACTCCTATTTGTCATAATATGACAGTTACAGGAACTTCAATTGGTGCAGAAATTAGAACTACTTCTGCTACCAGTTTAAGTGGAGATGAAATTCCATATATTGATCAAGGATTTGAATCTGTCACTGTTGGTGAAAGTAACTATCTAACCAGTCCTAGAGCAATCTACTCAAAAGTTAATGAAGATGATAGATTGGATAACTTTGAGGGGAATAAATCTATGCAGATGAGATTAACTCTTATCACAACTGATACTAAATTATCTCCTGTTCTTGATGCTCAAAGAGTTAGTACCATCTTAACTTCTAATAGAGTTAATGATGTGATCACTAATTATGCTACTGATGATAGAGTGAAGACTATGAATAATGATCCTACGGGATGTCAGTATATTACTAAGGAAATATCCATAGAAAATGCTGCTACTTCCTTAAAGATATTATTAGCTGGACATATACATTCTGATGCAGACATTAGAGCTTTCTATGCTATCGGTGATAGAACTGGTTTTGAACCAATCTTTACTCCTTTCCCAGGATTTGAAAATCTTAATAATAGAGGTCAGGTAATTAATGCTGCCAATAATAATGGTCAATCTGATGCTTTTGTACCTAAGACCAATCAATATGGTTTTGGTGATGCTGTACAGTTTAGTGATTACACCTTTACTGCGGATGATCTACCAACATTTAGATATTATAGAATTAAACTTCTATTAGTATCCTCTGATCAATGTTATGTTCCTAGAGTGAAGGATTTAAGGGTTATGGCATTAGCATAGTATGGAAAATTATAATATTGAAGGGCATCAGGATCTTGCAAGAGATCCTAAAACAAATGCCATAGTAAATGTGAATTCGATAGATTATAGTCACTATACTGCTGGCCGTAACGCAAAAAGATCAAGAAACGAAAGGGTTGATTCTATGGAACATGATCTTGCTAGTTTAAAAGGTGAAATTGGTGAAATCAAATCTCTACTCAAGGAATTAGTCAATGGCAAGTAAAAATCTGACATTTGATCCAAATGCAGGAGTTCCATATGCTGCTAATTTAGCACTTTATACAGGAGCAGATTTTAAAGCTACATTTAATGTGGTTGATACTTCTGATGTTGCTTTTGATTTCCAAGGACTG